ACGTAGCTGGTCCCGGCCGGCGTCACGTCGCACAGGCGCCCGAACGCGCCCGACGACAGCCACGAGGTGTACATGTTGCCTAGCGCGGTCAAGGTGTCGGCCTGATCCGCGCCGCGGGGCTCCCTGCCGGCCGCCAGCCGCCCCAGCTTGCGCAGGGCGGAGTTCACGACGGCGCGGCAGGTGGCCATGGTCAGTAGCGCGGCGCGTCGGTGGGGGCGGTGTGCCCCTTGGTGGCTTCCGCCAGCTTGGCGCGCATCGTCGCCTCGCTGGTGTTGCCGCCGACCGTCACGCCGAGACGGGCCAGCTGCTCTCGCAATGAACCGCGCTCGGTGCCGGCCTCGCCCGCCGCCCGCTGCTCATCAGCGGACGGCTCCTTGGCGGGGGTCACGTCCGCCTTGTCGCTGCCGACCGCGAACATCGGATTGCCGCGGATGGCATCGGCCATCGCGTGATCCTCAGGCACGTCGGATGCCTCACCCTTAATGAAGCGCACGCCATCGAGAAAGATCATCTGCGCGCTGGGATCGTCGTCACCCAACCACGTCGCCTTGAACGTCTTGCTCATACCGCCCTCCTTAAGCCGGGTTCTCGATCACGCCGTTCAACTCGGCGATGATCGTACCAGTCGCCGCCGTGTTGGCACCGCCGATGGTCAGGATCACCGTCGTGAAGCCGGCGTTGTTGAAATCGCGGCCTTTGAAATCCAGCGCGTTCGTGCTGCCGGCGGACGCCGCCGCCGTGGCAGGGAAATACCGCGTTGGATCGCCCGCGTCGCCCAGCGCGATCGTTACACCCGCGCCGAGAGCGTCCCACTTCAGGAAGCCATTCTTGACGAGGAAGTTCCGATGCACGCGGAACATACGCACCGTGTCGCCCGACGCGATAGCGCCCGGCGACTGCGTGCCGAGAACGAACGTGCCGTGCGCCCCCTGAATGGAACGCCCGTCACCGGTCGGGCCGCTCACCGGGTAGGTGGGCGGCGTCATCTGAAGCGAATTGAAAGTCGCCATTGCCGCTACTCCTTATGCCAGCGCCGGAACGGCGGTGATGGACGTGACGATGCCGTACTGTGCGCCGCCGAAACTCGTCTTGGCGGTGCCGCGCAGCGTCTCGATCGCCATGCCGGGACGGAACTCGTAGTCCTCGGTGCGATCCTCGCGAACGGCGTCGCGCTGTCCGTAGCCGACCGCAATGGCCGACTGACCGCAGAAGAACCCGAACGCCAGATCGGCACTCGACCCGCCCGCGCCCGTCTGCAAGAGCAGGTCGTCGATTTCGGGCACCTCGCGGACGATGACGCCCATGTACATCAGGTCGCCGTCCTGAAACATCGGGTTGCTGTCCACACCGCCGGCCTCGCGGGGGCGCGACGACGTGTTGATATTCACGATGGTCGGGTCCTGCGCGATGACGTTGAATTCGCGACTGCCGACGAAATAGACGAACCACTCGCGGCCCGCCGTCATGTCCGACTTAAACGGCCGGATATTGGACGTGAACTGCGTGGTGCTGCCGACCGGGATCGACTTTCCCGCCGACTTGGCGAGCGCCTTGAGCAGCCGGATATGCGCTGCGGACGACTGCCCCGTCGCGGTGGTGACGTTGCCGAGCGAGGTCGCCCAATTGCCCGACGTGCCGTTGGCGCGCGCGTTGCCGAACAGCACGCGGTCGCTGTTGTTGAGCAGGTAGGTGTTGCGCTGCGCCGCCGTGGACAGGCTGTACAGCACCTGGCTATCGGTGCCGGGCAGGCCCTTAGTGTCCACCACGCCGGGGACGATCACCGAGCCGAATGCGCCGATCACCTCGTCGCGCAGCGTCTCAGACGACCATTGACGCAGCTGCGTCTTGGACGCGTTCCATAGGTCCAGCGCCGTGCGGAACGTCGTGGATTTGGGCAGCTTGGCACCCTGCCGAATCCAGTCCACCGCGACCTTGGTGTTGGCGAGGCCGATATCGACCTCGTTGCCCTTGAGAATTTCCGATCCCCGGACACCGCGACCTTTGATACGCTGGATTAGCGGGAAGTTGATCGTGTCGCCGGCCGTGTTGACCAGCGTATAGTCCAGCCGAATGATCGAACTGTCCTCGGTGCCCATGTAGGGCTTGAGGCCGGACTCGCGGACGTATTCGTAAGTGAGTTTGGAGGACCATTCCTGACGCTCAAGCGCCGTGGCCAACTGAATCTCTGCCATTCCTCAATGCCTTCATCGGAAGGCGGCGAGAAACCCTTCCTTGTCCCCCTCGGGCGTCACGGGAGCCGGAGCAGCGCGCTCCGACGCGATCGACCTCGGGGGCGCAGTCGGTTTCGCCACCGGTTGCGCAACGGCGACAACCGGGATCGGCGCCGCCACGGGCGCGCTCTGCTTCTGCCATCCCCGCTTGGCGGCTTCCTGCTCGAACCAGTCGTCAGGATTGTCGCCCATGCCAGACAGCATCGCATCGCGCTTGTGCTGCTGGACAATCCACCGAACCGGCTCGATCTGCGAGCGAAGCTGCTGCATGAATATCGGGTCGCCATTTGCGCGCTCGGTTGCCCAAGTCACCGCGGCTTCCGTATCCTGCTTCCCGAACTCCCGTTCCGCATAGCGGGCACTGGTCGAGACACGCTCCTCCCACAACCTGTTTTCCAGCTGCGCGTTGATGTGCTGCTGAAAGCCGGCGGGATCGTCGAGGGGGTCGGGGTTCTGCGGCTGACGCTGCGCTGCCTCAAAGGCTTCGACCTTGCGCCGGTATTCCTTCGCCTCATCCCGCCACGCCAGCGCAGTCGCGAGCGGTATGGACCGCTCCTCCTGCTTAAGTGCTTCGGGTTCTGGCTCGGGCGCCGTGACAGGCTCCGGGTCCAGCTGTTCGGGCTCGCCCTGCGGCGCATCCTGTTCAACCGGCTGTTCGGCGGGCAGATCGGGTTGCGGCGATTCCTCGCTTGGCCCGCTCATCATCTCGCCTAGGAAATCCGCCATCCCTACTCCCTCTCGCCTGTATCGTCGGCGACCTACGCAGCGCCCGTCGCACCGGCGGCGTGGGGGTCGTTTACGAGAAGCCCCATCTCGAACACGGGTTAGGCCCGCACCCTCGCCTTAACGCATGAAAGCGCCATGCGCAACACGCTATCCTTGGCCCAACACCAGCAGCGGATCAATGCCGAGCATGGCCGCCGTCTCGGCCGTCGTGCGATCGGCGTCTGCCCCTAGCTTACGCGCCTGCGCCCCATCGCGCTCCACCTTAGCCGCGCTCTCTTGAGCGCTGGCGCCCTGCCGCTGCTCTAGCTGTTCCGTCAGCTGCTGGATCTGCTGCTGTAGCGCCTGCATCTGCTGCTGCGTCTGATCTTCGCGGCCGCGCTTGATGAGGTCTACCACGCGGCGCTTGTCCGACAGCGGCGACGCCTCGATCATCAGTTCGAACGCGGGCGTGTACACCGCCGCCAATCCCCCGCCCTGGCCGACAAGCTGAACCAGCTGTTCCCACGTCTCCTGCTGTAGCGTGGCGGTGTCCGGCACGGTGTCGAGGATGATATCCACGTCCATCTGCGCCAACCGCTTGTCGTAGCCGACGATGCCCATCGCGGGCATCTGCTCGATTATCGGCTCGCCCATCTCATCCTGACCGACAACCTGCGGCTGCATGACCATTCCCATTTGCGGCTCGTTCACCTGCAACCACTGCGGCGCGCGTTCGTCGTCGGTCACGCGCACGAACCACGGGTCAGTCTTGAACTGCCGCACGCGCGCCCAAATCTGCCGATAGACGCGCAATTCCCAATTCGCGAGGCGCCCCAGCGGACGGGCAAGTTCGGTCAACCCTGCCTGTTGAGACACGAGACGTGCACGGCCGGACTGCGATGCCCCCTCCTGGCGCCCAAGCACGGCGGGGGTCGGACCCATCCGCTCGATCTCGGCCTTGGCCTCCTGATTGCGCAAGATATTCGCCTGCGTCATGTCCGATGTGGGAATTACAGACCAGCCCATCGGCAACACGCCGTCAGCGCGGGCAGCTTCAGAACGCGCCGTGTCCGCGTCCACGGGCCCTGCGCCGCTCGACGGATCGTACTGAACCTGTCGGCTGTTCATGAGGTGCAGCGACCGCGACCGGCTGGCGTTGATCTCGTCTGCGAGCGGGATCATGTCATCAACGGCACCATACGCGCCGTTATTCTCGTCCACGTAACAGCACGCGGCCTCGATTGGATTACAGGGCCGCCCCTTTTCGTCGAGGTAGGGCGACGGTCCATATTCCAGCACGCCGGACGCCACGTAGACGAGTCGCGTCCACTGCCCATCCTCTAGTGCGTATTCCTCGCACAGCACGACACGACGGCGCTTAGTGTTGACCCAGCCCGCGCCCGTGTCGCCGCGATCCTCGTAGCTGTCGGTGAAGATAGAGTCCCCGCCGGGGTTCATCGGGTCGCCGATTTCGCGGAGACGCCCAGCCCAGCGCGGGTTACTGCGGATCGCTTCCGCGTCCGTCCACTTAGCAATTCCCATGTACCGCGCATCTAGCCGGTCGTTGCGACGGCTGTAGGGGTCGCAGTAGAACTCCTCCCACCTGATCTGCGTCGGCACCACGTCGTCCCCGTCCATCTCGACGATGGTGGCGCCGCAGCCCTCAATCCAGAAATTCTCCGCAACGTCTTGCTTGATTGCACCAAAGTCGCACTGATCCGCGACGAAGCGTAGCACCTTCGTCACCACGTCGGCGCTGTCCTGATCCTGTGGATTGCGCGGGTATGCCTGTGGGTCGGAGCGCGCCTGTTCCAGCACACCCAGAATGCCATTGATGGCAGGGCGTACACGATTAGTGTAGATGGCGGGCTGCTTGCGCGCGTCCAGCACGCGCCGCACTTCGCTGTCGAGTTGGCCCGGCCCATCGTAGTACGCTCTCGCCTTCACCGACTTGCGGCGGCGACCGTGCGGATCGGCGCGGGCCTCATCGGCTCGGCGGCGTAGTTCAACGATGCTCGGGGGGCTGCCCTGTATGTACGAGGGCAGCGTCTCGGTCGCGCCGCTGATCGCGATGCCGTCGCGATTCTCGTCCAGTTCCGGGGGTGCCATGTCAGGCAACATAGTCATACAGTCTCATGCGATAGGACGAGACGATATTCAGCCTAGCCAAACCATCAGCGTCTCCGACGGATAGCCTCGGGCAAAGGGCGCCGTAGCGGACAATCTTCCCTTGAAACCGCCCCTCAAAAGCGAGTCCGCGCCTGCGGTCGCCATCGCCACCATCGGCGGCCCAGCGCACATTCGTGACGCCGAGCGCGTTCAGATGTTCCGTCGCCGCCGCTTCGCTTAGCCCCATGCGCTGACTCCCATGTCTCGCCTCGCAGGCCGATAATCGCCGGGGCGGGGACTGATTGCTGGCGCGACGGACTTAACACGCGTCAAGTGACAATTCAAAGCCGCCTCGCCAAACGCGTCCGCACCGTGACTGTTCTCGTCGTGCAGCGGACCGGTGTACGTCTCCATTGCCTTGTTCAGCCGTCGTGAGTAACCGCGCAGCCGCTTGATGCCAAGCGCGGTTCCCGATCGGTCGAACCAGCACGACGGCAACAGCGCACGGCTGGCGTTGATCCGCTCGCTCGGGCCGCTCGCAACGCCGACGATCACGGGTTTGACGCCGTGTTCCTGTAGCGTCTGCAAGCGGGAACGGCCGGCGCCCCACTCCCGAACCTTCACGTCGTGGGGCAGGAAGTGCTGCCCGTAGCGGTACGACACCGCGCGCTCCGACTGCCGCTTGGCGGGGTCCACCAACTCTGGCAACGCTTGCTGCACGATCGCTTCGACGCCTTCGCCGCTCGTCTCGAAATAGTCGATGAAACGCACTTGGCGCCCGTTCTCTTGAAAAAACCACACGGCGGTGTAGTCGTCCACACCGATATCCCAGGCGGTGTTGACAGGCAGCGCGGGATCGTAGCGAAAATCCCCGATCCGCCCGTCATTATCCGCTTTGGCGAGCAAGGCGGCGTAGTAGCTACCTTCGCTGACGATCTCGTAACCGCCGTCCCAGACGTGGCTCGCGTTCTCGGCGTTAGCCGCGCGATCTGCCGCCATCTCGTCGCGCATCTCGTCGGGCAGGTACGGGTTGGCCGCGTAATTGACCTGGCGAATGACGGCATTAACCGGCGGGTGCGCGCCGCGAAAGAAATCATCCACTGCGTCGGTGTCATGTCGCGGGTTCCAGGTGAACCACAGCTCACTGCCCGGCGCTCGGATAGTGGGCCGCAGCATCCGCAGGCTAGTCGCGCTCAAAGTTTGCGCTTCCTCGACCCAAGCAACATCGTACCCTTCCAGCGATTTGATCGTCTCGGCATTGTACGACTGCATACCGCGAAAGATGATAAGCGAGCCATGCGGGCCGCGTATCTCAGCCTCAAGTACCTCAAACCGCTCCTGCAAGCCATAGCGCGCGATCTTGTCTACCAGCAGCTGCCGAACAGATTCCTTGAGGCTGATCTGCACTTCGCGGATGCAGACGGCGCGCGTTTTCTTCATCACGCACCGCTCAATCAACATCTCGGCGAACGCGTGGCTCTTACCGCTCGCCCGACCGCCGTACGCCGCTTTGTAGCGAGCCGGCGCCAGGAACGGCACGACCCAGCGCGGCGTCGGCATGTCGAGCGTCACGTCGCCGCCGGGTCCACGATCGTGCGCCGTATCTCGGTGAACTCGACCGGCCCGCCGTTCGCGCCGGTGATCGTCGTGCTGTTGAGCTTAGGATGCACGTATGGCGCGGCGCCCTTGGCAGCATCCATGCGCTGATCGGCCGGCGCATTCTTGTCCCGGACCACGCTCAGCATGTAGT